GTACTCAACTTCGGCTTTTTGGTACCTACCCATACCGCCATGCGGTACAAGGTTGACACTGCGCAGTGGTACAGCATTAGCACGTCATATAAAAAAGGTATGAGTAATAAATTAATATTACTCATACCTATTGTTTATACTAATACAATACCACTAATCTTTATAGTCGTATTAAGAGGTAAAATACTATCACATTTTATATTACCATTTTTAACATCAAATACTATTTTTTTATCAGCACTATCTGTACTAAGTTCAATGTTTTTTGTAATTGTGACATCAGTAAATTTTAAGTGTTTAAAATTGTCAACTAAAGTAGTCCATGCAGGTATTTCAGAAGTAGTTGTTAATGTCATGTTTATTTCATGTATGCCACTATAATAATTGCCACGGTATAAATCACACCCGTTTAATGTTACATTATGTTTATTTAATGTAGTTATATAATCACGTGTTATATTTTCTAATGGTTGTGTATTTACATCAACTCCTATTATATTTTTTAATCTGACTCCCTGATATTCTAAAGGGTCAATTTCTGAAAAAATAGGTGCATAATTATCTATTGTATATCTGCCATCAATATTGTTTAATCCCTTAATTAAGTAACTATCAACTGAAGCACCATATAGTTTAAATATCATTGGTGCGGATGTTAGTCCATTTTGGTATTGGTAAGGAAAAATAAAATATATATTATTGGCATAAATAGCTCCGTGATAAGTTGCACTTATCATGCTCATACATGTATGCACAGTATCAAAAAACGCATTATCTATGAATGTTACTCCGCCGACTGTTATACTAACACTATTATTAAACATCGTTCCATTATCGCACCAATGATGATAGCCATTTACCCAATTAGTACCATATTTGAAATACAGGCCATATTGTAAATTTTTAATAATAAAATTATAAAAATTGTTGTCATGTGCCTTTGTTGTAATTAATCCATAGGCTGAATTAATATCGTCCGTTTCAATATATATATTTTGAAGTGTATTTTCAAAACCCTCTTTAAAGTCAATGCCTATATTTTTTACATTAAAAATCGAAATATTATTTAATGTATAATGTTGGATATATTCTATATCAATAACACTATCACAATTATTATCAACACATACTACGTTTTGCAGTAATATATTGTCGTTATTTGTGGCAATATGAAGTAATGTTTTGCATGTACTTGTGGCTATTAACTTGCAATTATTAAAATCAACATTTTTACAGTTTTTTAAATTTATACCATCAAGCAAATATGTTTTATTAGGGGAGCACATAAGGCTCTTGTTATTTTCAATACAAGCGTCAATACATTTTTGAAAATTTACTGTATCATTGGTTACACCATCACCTTTGCAACCAAAATACTCCGGTGTATAATAAGTATTTAATTTTTTGTTTTCGTTATAAATCATATCAATTTGTGCATTATAGTTTGCAGTATTTACCCAATATTTTTCGTTATTAATCTCTATATTCGCAGGCACTGGCACTTTACTCGTAAAGCTATTACCCATATACGTTACCACACTCAATGCTTCATACTGTAAAGCCTTATTCCACTCACCCATAATCTTCGGCACATACCTAGCACCAACATACTGTCTGTTAATTAATTCATTACTCATATTACTTTTACCTCTCTTTCTTAATAGCTTAATACTAAATGACCATAGTCATAGTTACCAACACCGATATTATTTTCAATATCTAACCCAGTAGTATTAAATGTAATATTCTTCCAATTAGCAGGAATATTATAAATAATATATCCACTGTCACTAATAGTAACAAATATCATAGTTGCAAGATACTCTCTAATAATACTTTCTGCAAAACTAGTATCATAGTTATTAATCCATTCCTGCACCTTTTTCATTTCCTGCTTTAACTGTTCAACATCATTACTAATAGCTTTATCATTCTCAATCAAGTTATTAATATATTCAACGCACTTGCAGATAACTTCATAATAGCTTAATTCATCATCATACACTAATGGTAACACTTTAAAGCACCAAAACCTAAATTCTGTTAAGTCTCTATAATTTGCGTTCATTATTACCTCTCTTTCTCTTTACCATAAAGTAAAGAAACAATCACTACAATCCTCAATAATCATCATATCAATATTGAGAAAAGTCTCTCTAAATTTCTTTAATAAACTGCTATAATTTTCCGTTCCTTGTTTGCCTTTTACTGTTTCAATATATTTATCAGTGTTATTAATATTTTCTGTACCACTTCCAGTTCTATTACCATTTCTTGTTATTGTGTCTGTGCTATTATTAGTAGTCGTATTATCTTCATTAACTTTAGTAACTGTAGTCAAAGGAACACTATCAGCAATACCTTGTGTATCCATACTATTTTGTGGTGTATCACTAAACCTATTCAATGAATTAGTATTACTTGTACCACTATCACTACTAACATTTTTACTTGTACCGCTATTAGTTTCTGTATTATTACTTGTCTTATTACTTGTACCGCTACCCTCTCTACTCCTAGTCAAATCTACATCATAAAAAGGATTAAACTCAAGCAACTCACTTTTATACAACTGATTGTAATAAGGCATAATTTCATTGAGCTTAGCATTTAACGCAAGCTTCCACCGTCCTACAGTCTCATGTGCAATCTCTCTTGTGTAATAGTGCTTTAATATTTTCCTGCACAAAACTTGTCTATAGTTTTCATCAAATATTGGAAAGTCAAAATTAAAAACTTTATTCCAACATTTATCCAACACACTATCAACATTATCTGCACTCTCACCCTCACTCAAGCCTGCACTATTTTCACAAATAAATCGTACCTCTGTTGTATACTTACTCATTATTCTCACCACCTTTACCTATGTCAGTTTCGTTACTCAACTCTGCTTTATTAACATTATAAGTATCAAGTACCTGCATGTCCTCTCTATATTCAACACTAATGTTTAATCCGAACATTCTGTTAATCTGTTCACATGCCTGCTGTCTCATAAACAGTCTTGAATACCTACTAGCAATAGTTCCACCTAAGTTTCTTTGTACTTCATCAGTTATCATTCTTTCTTTCTTTATAGTATTAACATTACTAATACCTAAGTAAGTTAGCGCTTCATTCCAGTATTGAGTCTTTAACTCATACAGCTTATCAGCAACATAAGGACTTGTAGTATCAAGAGTCTTAATACCACTTAAGTCTAAGTTCTTATCACCGAAAATGAATGGTTCATTGCCCATATACTGTGCATAGAGATTTTTCATCACCAATCTCTGATTTTCAGTGCAAGTAATAATTTTAGGGGTTTTTTGCTGTATCACATTTACATCAATAGTCCTCTGTATTTCATACAGTCTTTTACTCATTTCCTGTACATCAAGTATGCTGTTAGTGTGTAACATGTTATTAAAAATAATAACACTGTTGTTAGGGTCAAGTTTCATTTGATATCCATTTTGTGCAAAGGCTGTCCTTGTAATAGGTATTCTGTAAACATCAAGAGCGCCACCAATCATAACTTGTAAACCTAAATAACCCATGACTTCATCTTTAAAAAATACTGCCATTCCGTCATTAAATAGTGCTAGCTCTAAAAACCTTGCGTCAATTGTATCTGGTAAGTTTTTCCACTCAAACATTGAAATACTTAATTCCGTGAGCCTATTAACATACTGTAAATACGTTCTCTGATTTTGCAAGAAAGCTTCACTTTGTGCTTTTCTTCCTTTTTTCATTGTCTCACCTCTTTTCTAACTAGGACTATTATCTAAGGAATAGTTACCTATTTCACTAGCGTTTTTCCAAAATGTAATTCCATTGTCAAAAATGTTTTTAATAGCTGTTACATCATTGTTGCTACAACTATTTCCTATTAATTCGCAATTTTGTGTTTTAGTGTAAGTCCAATGTGGTCTGCTATGAGTGTTAGGTATTTTTACTCTTTTAGTAGCATATCCATATTTATCGAAGTATTCATCAATAATATGTGCATACTGTGGTGTTACCTGCATTTGTTTAAAATAAAAATCTTTGTTACGTGTAGCAACATCAATAGAACCGCTATTGCTACCTCTTGTCTGTGGCGGTTTACTGTAAGCCAACATAGCATCTATACCATTATCAACTAAGCCAGTTGCACCACTTAATGATAACTCAGGATTAAAACTACTCATCCCTGCAACAACTGTACCAGTATTTAATAAAGCTGACATAGTTAATTTACTAGCTGATTGAGCTAACCACGCTTTATAAGCATCAACAGACCATGCCACTTGTGGAAAATCACCCATAACTAATTTTTCTGAATAATTACCTTCATCAGCATTAGTACCATTATAACCCATAGGAACTAATGCTATTTGTGGATTACCTACAACACTACCATATAAAGCAAAATCACAAGTATTTTTTATAAACCATTCATACCTATAAATTGCAGAATTATCACAACTATCTACTGCTAAATAGTTAAAAGGGTAAGTTAATAATTTTTTATTTTTTGGTGTATATCCACCAATTGTAGTGTTTTTTGCTACTGCGTTTACTTGTACGCTTGGCTGTGTAGTTGTTGTATAAAAATCGCTTGGCATTAAAAAAATATTTACAATGCTATCCTGTTTGTTAGCTTGCGTTGCTGTATCTAAATAAGTTAATAATGCTTGTACTTGTTCGTTATTATCTACTCTGCCTGCTATATAATCTACACCACTAAATAAACCGCCTTGGTAGCCACCAGTTTTTGTTCCTTCTTGTGCAAAAGTTGTTGCTATTACTGCACTATAACTTGCAAAATGTCCACTTTTACTTATAGCATTACAAACAATCGGTCCAGTATCAATACTTTCTGTTACGATATTACTGCCTGCATAATCTATACTGCTATGTTCTCTTTCGACAAAACTCTCTTTAAGAGTACAGTCAAAAAGAAACCATGTTTGCATAACATCAACAGTAAAATATACATTACTTACTTTGTCATTAACATACTCAATATTTGTAATAAAAGAATAAAACCATTTACTACCATAGTTAGTATTCTGAAACATCATATAGTTGCAATCATAAATACTTTCTGCATTAGCACTCATTCTCACAACACCCTGCTGTCCGTTAATTCTCTGAAAACTAGCTTTATCCATAGTCCTGCTAACTTTACTATCAAAATAACTTTTCTGTGCACTTTTGCTTGCAAAATAAATAGTATCTTTATAACTACTATCTATTGGTACACCGCTACATAATTTGATAATACTATTAGGTTGTATCTGCATATCTTCACCACCCTTTTAATAGCAGGAAAGCAATTATGCTCTCCTGCCATATTCAATTTACGCAACTGTAATAGTCGCAGTGCCAAACTTTGTGCTATCAAACGTGCTATTTGCATTAACTGTAATAGTTCCTGCTGTAGCGTCACTATTAATCTTAAGCATACCAGTACTTGAGATAGTAGCCTTAGCGCCCTCTGTAGCAATACTCCAAATAACACTCTGTGGTGCATAGTTATCAGTATCAACAGTAACATTTAACTGCAACTGACCACCTGCGCTAACTGTAGCTTCACTAGGTGTAACTGTAACTGTCTTGACTGTAGGAACACCTGCAACAAATACCGCATTGTTTGAGAACGGAGACACGGAAAATGTTTTCCATACATGATACCAGTAGTTCCAATACAGTCCCTCACCATTATACTGCTCTGTAAAGTTCTGATAATTGTCAAAAATCATAAACCAGTCACTATCTACCATTACACAAGGTATAGCGTCAAGCGCTTCAAGTTCTGCCTTGTTTATCTCTGTATAAGTTGGGTCATCAGCAAAGAGAATATTTAATCTCTCAATGTCTAAATCTCCGAAACTATCTACAAGTACATGATGTCCGTCAAACTCTGCTCTATCCATATTGAAAGCACTTGCAAGTACTTCAACATTCATAGTAGCATCAAACTGTGAATTGACTAACAAATACTGGTCCTGCTTAGGAGTATGGTTCATAACTCCTGCAAGGTTATTCTTTGAGTTAAGGAAAGTAAACTTATTTGATACTCCCTTAATAGTACTAACAATGCTATTCATGTTTGCTGTGTTAATAGCAGGAATAGTAACTGGGTTCATCAGTCCATTTATGATATGTTTTGCAAGCATATACTTCATAGTCTGAAACTCGTCATAGTTAGCACCAGTATACATAGCATCTACAATCTTAGCAATCAAATCTGTAATGCCGTCAATAGATAGAAAAGCCTGCCTTAACTGGTCATTTGAGATTGTAGCTTTGTAGAACTTCTGATAGTTCATAATGTGAAATGCACTGCGAACGTCAGGAATTTCACGCTTGAATACATTGGACTCTGCAACCTGCGGGTCGAACTGGAACGGTTTTGCAATATTAACAAATACTTCTTCAATAGACTCACCAAACTCAAGCATGCCTTTTTTAAACATAGCCCATGGATTGTCATATGATTTACTTGTTAAAATTACTCTGCTTATTCTGTTTACAAGAGCTGATAAAAACTCATTCTGTAAAGCAGGATAGTCCATAATTACTGCACCGATTTCTCTGATTGAGTCAGAGTCTGCTGTAGCCTGTGGTACATAATCTTTGTAATTTGTGCTTGCGTTATTTCTTATTGCATTTAAGATGTCAACGCTTGAATTAGTAAGTGTCTTAATTTTTGGTTTTGTAGCCATAATTCCTAGCCCTCTCTTTCTTTAAATAAATCATCAAAGGAAATGTCTTTACCATCATCAGTAATATCTTCCTTTTGTTCTCTCATTACTGCTGTAGGGTCTGTACCCTCTTTGCCCTCAAAAAATCGTGCTTTGTATTTTTCTCTCCACTCATTGTCATTCTGTTCGTATTTTGTTTTCCAATCAGTAGTATCACTTGCACGTGCTTCGAGGTCATTGAATGTATCAGTAAAATTCTCAATCATAGTAAGTGTGCTATCATCAGCGTTATCGCCTGCTAATCCTTTTACTGCGCTCATAAAATCATCATGTGAAAGTACTGCCATTTTTCTCACCTCTTTTCTGTTTAAAATAATGGTCTGCACATCATCCAAATCGGCATTCCTTTTCGTTTAGTTGGTGTAGGTGGTGTAGGTGGTGTAGGTGGTGTAACACCAGTTAGGTATTCATACCAGTTACTAGCATATGTTAATCTCTTACTTAATGCTTCAACTCCTGCTCGTTCTCTTTCATATAGATATGCTTTGCAGGCTTCAGAAACATCTGTTAATTTTGAAAACTCTGCACCAGTATATCCGTAACCTAGTGACGGCTTAGGTATCCATTGTCCACCATATCCGTTTATTATTTCATCCCACATTAACTGTGTTTGTATTTCACCAGTTGTCCAATCAGAACCATGTGCAGTTGCATAATCTGTTAAATTACTGCTAGGTGTCCATTGTATCAAACCCCAACCACTACTCGCACTTGCCGTTTGTTTCATACCCGGGTTAATGTTGGACTCCTGCTGTAAGTTTCCTAACATGCCTGCTACACTTTCAATGGTAAAACCTTTACTGTTGAAATAACCATAAAATTCAGTAGCATTATTTTCCATTTCGGATTGTGTTAAATATGCACTTACTCCTACTTTAACTATCCATGCCATTATCTTATACCTAAACTAAAAAGTTTATTCCATGTGTTTTTACCACACTCTCCGTCAACAGTTAGACCGTAGTCTGTTTGAAAATCTTCACATGCATTTACACAACCTTTGCCATACTTAGTATCAATACTACCAGTATAATACCCTAACTTTGCCATAAGTATTTCAAATACTGTTACGTCATTATTTGATGAACCTTTTTTCAATAAATTCATATTATAACCTGCACTTCCTTTGTCACTGTTATAACGTAAATGATAACTCCAACCATAACTAGGTGTGTAGTATTTTCTTATACATATTTCTTTACCAGTTTGGTCTCCTGCTTTACGTCCTTTTGTAGTTCCATTTTCATCAATACTTGCATGAACTATGTGTTCGCTATCTGTTGAAACACAAACATGATGTCCTACAGCTAAGTGAATATCACCCTTTTGAAAAGGACTGTTACAAGAAGTAAAGCCGCAACGTTTTAACTGTTCATATAGATTTCTTGTTGTACTGTTTACATTCACATTAAAGCCTGCTGTAGCAAGTGCATGTCCAACTAACGAACTACAATCAAAGTCTGGATTTCCACCTCTGTTAATCTGTGAATAACCATGTGAATTGTCATTTGCTATTGCAATCATATAATCTGTGTAAGTGTCAACTTTACTCATTCTTATCACTTCTTTCTACGTTCAGAATGTCACATAATTTCTGCAATATAATAGTATTATTGTTTAGCACAGTAGCAAACTTATCTGTCTCCGCTTTGTGCGTATCATTTAGTTTCATACAATACCACGCTAAACATAAACACATTACTATCGGAAATCCTACTGTAGTTATAGCTTGCATAATCATTTGAAATGTATCCATACTTTCGCCGCCTTTCTTTTATTCTTTTTTTAATTATATCATATTACTTGAAATTTTGCAATATATATGTTATAATAAATTGAGATAAATATAGGCAATTTTAAGAAAAGAGTGCAACAATATGAGTGAAAATAAATACTATGATGGCACAAAATTGTTATCAATGAAAGACATAAATGGATTAAAGCCTGAACTGTTTTTATGTACTACCAATAGAAGCGGTGGTAAAACAACTTATTTTGGTAGACTATTAATAAACAAATTTCTAAAATATGGTAAAAAATTCTGTTTGATTTATAGGTACAATTACGAGCTAGATGATGTATCTAATAAGTTCTTCAAGGATTTACAAACATTGTTCTTTAGTAATTATACTATGGAAAGCGAAAGATGTGCGAGTGGTATCTATCATAGTTTGTTTTTAAATGAACAACACTGTGGTTATGCTATTAGTTTAAATAGCGCAGACCAGTTAAAAAAATATAGCCATTTGCTTAGTGATACTGACAGTATGTTATTTGATGAATTTCAGAGCGAAACTAATCACTACTGTAGTGATGAAATAAGAAAATTTATTAGCGTACATACCAGTATAGCAAGAGGTCATGGTGAACAAGCAAGATATCTTCCAGTGTATATGTTAAGTAATGCAGTTAGTATTATTAACCCTTATTATACAGAGTTGGGAATATCTGAAAGACTAAACAGTGAAACTAATTTCTTAAAGGGAGATGGATTTGTACTGGAAAGTGGCTTTATAGAAACTGCAAGCAAAGCACAAAAAGAGAGTGGTTTTAATAGAGCATTTAAGAATAATCAGTATGTTGCATATTCAAGTGAAAATGTGTACTTAAATGATAACACTGCTTTTATTGATACACCAGTAGGAAAAGGAAAATATGTTGCAACACTAAGATATATGGGTCATGATTATGCTGTGAAACAATACAGTGAGCAGGGTTTCTTATATATTGATGATAAAGCAGATAGTACTTTTAGAAGTAAAATAAGTGTTACTGTTAATGACCATGATATTAACTATGTTATGTTAAAACAGAATGATTTATTTATTAGTCAGTTAAGATATTATTTTGAAAAAGGTTGTTTTAGATTTAAGAACCTTAAATGCAAAGAAGTTTTATTTAAGACTATCAGTTATTAGGTATCTGCTGTTGTATGTTCACTTGATACTGCTAGGTAGCACGTTTGGAAGATAACGCTAGTATGTATTGTCGTAAATGCTGTGCGCTTGTGTTCTGCAATAGTTATAGATATAGAAAAGGCAAGAGTTTTTACTCCTGCCTTTTTGATTTTATTTCATGTAACTTTTTATAAGCTGTTCGTCAATTCTTTTTGATATATCTTCAACTAATTTGTCTATTACTTGTGCTTCATAATGAATAGGCGCTGATATAATATTATTCTTATGATTAACACTAAAATTAATTATTAATCTACTCCATTTATCCTCACTTTTTATTATTTCATAATCAAATAAAATATCATATTTATTTTCGATTATTTCCATTGTTAATTCTGCAAATTTTTTGTTATTTTCTTTTATATTTATCATAATTTTTTCTCCTTTTTATTTATAAAAATGATTGTGTATATCTGTTGCAATTAATATGTTTAATGACAGCACAATTTCTTTTGTGTCTGTATCTCTTATAAAAACATAAGGCAAGTATCTTACTATATATAAACCATTTAAACAATATTCTATTTTATATTTCTCTATAAATGGTATGTCATAAAACTCGATTGAACCTCTAAATCTTTTGCGTAGCTCCTGCACTACTTTTTCCATTTTATCATTCATATATTTATCTCTCCTCTGTAAAATAGTAACAATCATATTTGTACTTACAAAAACAACACATATGGTTGCAAGTCTTTTCGTGTTTCTTTGCCTTATGTCTGTAATATAAATCTACTAACCATGTTATCATATTTTTCTCTCCTTTAAATGACGTACTACATCTTTAATATCTCTTTGCATAAAGTATATGTCGCAATAATCACATTGTAATGGATAATTGCATATGCCACAATTCCTGTAAACTAATTTTTGCTTTTTATGATTTAATATCATAATTAATAATTTGTTTATCATAATATTTCACCTCATTTCATACGTTGTATCTACCAGTAATACTCCACCTTTAATTCTTTTTGGTAGTAATTTTCCGGGAACACATAAACCAACTTTAAAGTCACTATAGTCTCTTTTTGTTGCTAAGAATTTTAATTCGCTTTGTGTATAGTTATCACTCTCCTTTACTTCATAACCCTGCATTGATTTATTAAATAAATCTTTACATTTCTGTGGCATACCTGCACACTTAATATCATTGTATGGTTCATCAACTGGAATTAAATCATTATGAGTTATGTGTTCTATGTATGTTTTCTGTCTTGTAAAAATAGCTGTGTCCCAACTACTCTCAAGTTTCCAACAACAAAATTTTACTGGGTCTACTGTTATTCCTTTTATCTTATCAGCAGGTAAATCACAATGAATACTGTCAGTATCAGCGTAAATAAATCCTGCTTTATCTACTCCATAATAGTTCTTTTGAGCGGCTGTGATTGTAAAGTTACGCGCATATGATGTTATTGCACTTCCAGTTGCTATGTGACCAACTTTTTTATTATTAGCAGGTACTATATAAAAGCCTATACTTTCATCCTCTTTAACATATGCAACCTTAAAACTACTATTGGAACTACTAGCTAGTTTACCATAAAGATTATTGAGAAATAGTTTTGCTTCTGCACGCTTTGCACCTTTACTGTTCATTTTAATTTCTGCATAATGATTGATGTAGTTATCAAATATTCCTTTCATAGAATAAAACCAACATCCGTCTAAAATTTCAAAGTCTACAAGTTCATAGTGCTTTAACATTAGTTTATAATCTGTCATAGTTACTGTCATTATTACTGCACTATCGTGTATGTTACCATTTTTATCTTTATAGTAACGATTATATGTGTCGTCTTTATTCAATATATCACTAGTTGTTAATGACTCTGTACCTTTATATAAATGGTTACCTTTTATTTGAATAAATGGTAACATATTTTCTTTAATATAAAAGCGTGTTTTTATTCGTAAAAAGTAATATTTATTTTCTCCTATAGCTTCATCTGGTATTATATTACCACTCCAAAAATATGGCTTTCCTATTGGAAAATTATTACCACTTTGTGAGTGCATCATACTAGGATATAAAGAGTTTACATCCCCAGTTGTACCATTATGTCTAATCTTATTTTCTTTTCCTTTTACTAAGTAACACCATCCACCTCTATAACTATGACGTATATATTCATCAGCATTTGATGAACCATAAATATTTTTATCAAGAGTAACTTCATCAAGTGATGGAAATAAATCTTTATAATCATATGCACCAGTAGTCTTTTTATATTCTTCCATACAACATGACCCTATTGTAAGTTTATCGTGGCCGTCATTGAATAACTGTTCAAGTGCTTCTTTAACTACTAATACGTCATTAGCTATGTATTGTTTTTCTTCATCAGTTATAATGCAACCTGCATATCTATAGCCAACATATTCCATGTCTAATTTTTGGTGCTTTGTTTTAAAAGATTTTCCTATTTGCTTTACTGAAAATGGTAATAGTTTTAAGCTGTCTCTTAATTCTATTGTGTGATTATTAACTTTAATAGTTAATGTATACCATTGACCCATATCAGATATTGTATATCTAAAAGTTTTATTTTTCATATCTTTTATTGCAATAAATTCTGCTTGAGTCTGTTCATCATTTAAGTAATGAATGGCCTGTTCATACTTTAATTTTGTTAGCAAGTATGACAGCCAAAAATTTCCGTCAAATTTTAAGTTATGATAATAAGCAACTATGTCACAATTTAATGCTTTAAAATATTGAAACTGTTCATTGATTGAATGAAAAATATTTACATTCTCTGTGTAAAACTCAACACTTGCACTTGCCCAAACTTCTGTTGATGTTTGACCCTCATAAACTGTAGTTTCAAAATCGCACATAAATTTTCTAACGTTTTGTTTCTTATTCTTCATCATAATTAGCAAGTGTTTCTAACCAATTATTCGTGACTATTTCCATTTCTTTTGACATATTGTTATAAGATAAAATATCTAATGCTTGTACTATATTTGACCTTATTCTACTATCTTCGCTATCGCCTGCTATTACTTCTAAACTTTCTATAATTTTACTTTCATTGTCCATTAAATGATTATAATATACTTCGCCAAACTCCTGCATATTATCTTGTAACATTGATATAGCTTTATAATAAAAACTTTCTAATGATATTTCATTCAATTTATTGTATGAACGATTATAAACATATCTGCTATTAGGTAAATCATATAACATTTCTTTAATTGTATCTACAATATCATGTTGTTGTGCCCTAAATCTCTGTTCTAAATCTTCTTTTTTTTCTTTTAAATATTTTTGTGTTATAGTTTTAGGTATATCAATGTATGAGACATTAACACCTTTGTTAGTGTATTCTAGCAATAAATCATACAATGCTTTTTGATTTTTTGTAAAACTTTTCTTTGCCATACTTTCTTCTCCTCTTTAAATTAATAAGACCCCTACTAACTTAATAGCAAGGGTCAGCAGTAAAAATAAAATTTTATTTTACTGATTTTATATCAAGTGCACAGTCAATATAAGGTCTGCCTGCCTTTGTTGTACCACTAATTTTAATAATACTGAACTGTTTACCATGCATGATATTAGAAATATTATCAAAACTACGCTTGAAAGTAGCTGACTGACAAGAGAATACTTCATTGTCTGGTGTAATGATTGATAATATATCAACATTATCTCCATTCTCTTTTTCGTCTGTGAATGTAAGATAGCCTGCTACTGGAATAGATGTATTGTCCTCTACATCCTTAAGAGATTTAATACCTCTATCCAATGTCATTAAATACTGCTCTACCTCTGTAAAATCTTTTGACTGTGTATTAATTGTAATTGCCATGTTTGTTTATCTCCTTTTCTTTTATTCTGCGTCTGCCTGTTCTGTTTTAATCTCTTTACGTGTAGCAGGGTCAAGTATTTTTGCCCATCTGATGAAGACTGCTTCATCCATGCCATAAAGTTCGTTGACTTCCTTAAGTGAGCGAATTGCAACAAGTGTGCAATTATCTGTATTATAAAGTTTTGATGAAGCCTTTAATGCTTTGTCCTTGTCAACAACCTTGCCAGAAAGTATAAACTCCTGCTCAAATGTCTCCGCTGTCTGCGGATTTACACATAATGCTGTGACTGATGTTGAAATAATTGTACGTGTAACCATTGGTTTTCTCATAGTCTTTTTTTCTCCTTTTCTTTGTGCTATGATTGATAAAGTTAAATGTAATAAAGTTGTAACACCATAAGGTGTAGTAGTCAAGTTGTTTTGCAAACTATTTGATGACAGCTTTACTATCTCTTGACTATTATGCAGGAAAGAAAATCATCTGCTCTATGTCTAATTGCAATCTTGCAATCTGGGCGATATATAGTTTCTATAGTAGCACCTAGTTTGTCAGTTTCAACCTCAATCTTTTGTGTATTGGGGTCTGTAATAAGCTGTGCATATAATGTTTCTATCAATGTTAATCTCTTCCTTTTTCTTTGAGGAGGCCGCACTATTGAGTGTCGTACTGTCTAGCAATAGTGCGGTATCATAGTATTAAAGCAAACGTTTTGTAAAAAAGATGCATTACCTCTTTACATATTATATAGTACAGTAGTAATGTAAATGCAGTATGACTAAATTGTGAACATTTTATGAACTTTTCACGTTTTTAATTTTATGCAATTTACGAAAATTTACGAAAATTTACGAAAATGCGCTTCGTAATAAATATAGTAAAGATTATTGCATAAAAGCATAAAATGTTTTTCATCATTAGATATTATATTTCTGTCATATAAATACCATACCTTAAATTCTAATAATTTTGAGGTATGACAGAGTAATGTTCGAGCATTACGAATAGAGTATCGTAAATCAAAGCAATTATACTCATAACGTATAACTCGTTCTAATTGATGTTTTCTCTTATTATTTAACATATTATAAAATCTCCTTTATATTTGTCTCTATAAAAACTCATACTATAAAAAATCTCCTTTCAATTATCTTGTGATAAATCTTGACTATGTTATCTGCAATTTCCTTTGATGATACACCACTTAGCATATCATAATCAAGTGTATCAAGGAAAAATCGCTTTTCGCCTAATTCACGTGTTTTAACTATAACATACCACATGTTCTCTATATTAGCATAACCATAGAATACTTTAGCTTTTACCTTTTTAGCAACCTTACTTGCTATCTCTATAACGAAATCCTCATAAATTTCGTCAATTTCTGCTTGTGTATTTTTTGCAATTTTATAAAACATTTTTACCTCTTTTCTATTCTTCTACATCTACCCATAATGAATGAGTATTGTATATTCTGAATTTAATTACTTTCATTTCTGTAAGTTGTTTGTTTTTCTTAATCTGTGATTTTGAATAAACCTCAATTATGTCATATTGAATATCATGCAAGTAAAAACATGTTGTTTCACTAAACTTAACTAGCGTTCCTAGTTTTATATTATTTGTCATTGTTTCATCCCTTTTTTAAATAGTAAGAATAATTCTTGTCATTGTTAAACCATATCCTAATATGCAATCAGTAGCAATATTTTCTATTACCTCGTTCATTAATTCTAATGGTATATCTTGTGCTACACCCAAAAACACAAAATAACGTTTAGATTTATTAAATATTGCTATTTTTTCTATTGGGTTTATTACTCTATAAAAATCTTGCATTGTCATATTATTTCACCTCTTTTCTGTTTTCGTCAAGCTCTACAGCATATTCCAAAAAATCTTTTTCTGAAATACCATATAATTTTGATGTTTTTTCAGCGTTTACAAGTTTTAAAAATTTAGCACTATTGCTATAATCTATTGTAAACTGCTTTTCAATTTCTTTATCGCTTAAATCGCCAATATAAGACTCGTTTAAAGTTATAACCTCATTAGTATCAAGGTTAAATGCCATAATATCAGCGTTTGTAGTTACAATTGTACGTGTAATCATTTTTTCTTTTCTCATAGTTTTGTCTCCGTTTCTTTTTGTGTTTGTTTGATTGTTACTTGCTGATATTGCTATCAGCTATACAAGGGAGTCGGAGTTACACCGACTCGACTATATTAAATAGTCCAAAATTCTTGCCTTGTTTTTGTGATATATAACTGACCTATAAATTTATCAGTTGAAGAATCATATACATCTATTGATAATGTAAACATCATACAATTATAACTGTTTATTGTAAAATGCCTAAACATATAAAATGGTTCATTCATATTAGCTACTTCATACCATTTTAACCAGTTGTGATAAATTTCGTATTTTGTCCTACTAGGCTTATTATAACAATCGCCTAAACCGCGCACTTCTCTAGTAGGGTGCAATTCACTCTTAACTTTTTTGACCTCAAAAGTCTCATTATTCAATTTAATATACTGCTTCATACTATACACCTTTGGTACTCTCTTTAAGTACCCCTTTCCTTTATCTTTAAGTACATTATACCGGCCATATGTGAATAGCGTATGAACAAATTGTAAACAAATTGTGAACATTTTTATAGTACTATAGTACTAAGTTAGACACAACTAACTTCGCGCACTCACGGTATCACGCTGACGTGCTAACACTGTACCACTGCAATGCGTCACCACTTTACCACTGCGCAGTGTCAACCTTGTACCGCATGGCGGTACGGGTAGGTACCAAAAAGCCGAAGTTGAGTAC